CTAATCGGTCCAGTAAAAGTCGTCTTAGCCATAATTTTCTCCTGTCGTGGCTAGTGTCAGATTGTTCCATGTGGAACATCTGTCAGGATAAAAAAAGTGGCCCGAAGGCCACTTTATGAAGCTCTAGCTAGAGCCTGGTGATCCGTAAATACCCAATGGGTCAGAAACACCAAATGAGTAACGCTCACGCGCTTTATAGCGCACGTTACCAGTATCGAAGTCACCGTCCATAGACGTTTCTAGCGGAGTACGCTCAAACATCTTCATGCCATTCGGCACATCAGTGATCAAGAAGAAAGCGTTGCTGTCAGTCAGATAGTGATTGACCGCATAACCTTCTGGGATCGCACCCATGTTACGAATCGCGTTGATGTCGTTATCCGCCGTTCCGACTCGCTGAGTGGTCTCTAGCAGACGATCTGCTGTAAACATCAAAGCGGGTGGAACAATCAAACGTCGTGGTCTGGCAGCGATCAGAAGACCGCGCTCATCAGTGAACGCAGCGATTTCGATGATCGCGTTTTCCAACGATGTCTCGTTCAAGTCAGCACCAGTAGACGGACGATTGGAATTGGTTCCACCGTTTACTAGCGGGTGCGAAGCGTTGAACAACGTAACACCATCTCCAGACTGGAAGCTGGTGAATCCGTTGTTGAGCAGATTCGCTGCCTTGACTTGCTTTGTATACGCCATAGCGCGAGACAGCGCCTTGGTGTAACGAGCCGAAAGAGAATCGTACAAATTATCTTCCATCGCTTCCTCGGTGATCGCAAAACCCATTGAGATGGTTTCGTGATTGTACCGAGCGGTGAAAGACTCTTGCGCTGAGTCATAGCTCGTTGCCGCACCTTCTGCCTTGACAGGAGCTGCTGCAAAGCCTGACAGCTTGACCTCTTCCTCAAATGAACGATCAGAACTTTCAGTCTCATAAATGAGAGTGTGTTCATCCTCGTATTTCTCGTACTCCAAACCAAACAGAGCGTTAAGCCCCGGCAGGAGTTCTTTAAGCATTTGCGCTCTTGAAATTGCCATTGCCTATTTACTCCTATACGCCAAGTGCGGTTTCGTAAGCGTGACTAAGCGGTAGATAAGTCACAATGCAGTCGGTGAACGCATCACCTACCGCGCTTGATGGCCCGTCTACAAAGTCTACGATTCGCAGTGGAAGTGTGTTAGTCGTAGCTATAGAACCACCGTCCAGGGCGTTCTTGCTTCGACCGATTGAAGTTGATCCAGCAGTGTTAACCGCTGACACATTATTACCCAAGCCGGTCTGAGCGATTGCCTCGTCAGCCTGCATACGGAACAACAGGTCGGGATCATCGACGACGTAGGCAACAATATCGTCAGCAGCAGTTGATGCCGGGTATTGTTGATTAAACGTCTTTTGGTTAGTGCTTGGATCAGTGTAAGCGCAGCCTACAAAGATACCAATAGTGCCAGCAACAACAGCAGTTGTTACGGCAGCTTTTTCGACGGTGCCGGTATTAACCAGTTTTACGAAATCACCATAAAAAATGGCGGTCCCATAAGCGTTTGCGATCTTGATGTGGCGAACTTTTCCCGTAAAAGAGCCGCTCGCGCTCAAAGTATCAACTGGTTCAGCACCCATAGGGGTAGCAACAGTAGCCATAATGGCCTCCTAGTTAATAAAAACTGACTCCTGCTAAGAGCTAGTTTCTGCCAAAAGTAGTCCTAGTGCTACGCTCTGGATTGAGCATAGGCATTCTAGGGTCACTCTCTCTCAAGTAGTTGTTATCGACTGATGACATCTGATTTTCAGCTACGCTTTGGAAATGCTGCGTCCTTGCGGCCATCGTTTCCTCTGGCGCTTTACACAACAACAATCCGCCAACCTCAATATTCCCCTCAAACTGCGATCCGATATCGGACTGCAACATCAGCTCCGGGTGGTCTTCGGCCCTACAAGGCGTCCATCCTTCCCTGAACATTTTGGAGACATGAGTGTTATCAGACTGACCTAACAGCGATGTCTTCACCCACCTGAACACATAACCATCTTGTGGCTCTGGGTCAGGAAGGATAGACGCTGGCTTCCAGCTATCAGTTGGTCGTTGCTCTTCTTGTCGAGTAGTGGTGTTTCTTGGTGTGCGCTCTTCAGACATTACGAGGTATCCTTAGCGAGTTCCCTCGCGTACTGTTCCGGGGTTAAACCCAACCTCTTGGCGAGGGAGAGTTGGGTAGACCTTAACCGTATTTTGCGCGGTTTAGCACCGTTGCTCCTTGCGGAGGGTGCCACCACCGTCGAAGGTTGATTGACAGTCACGGTCGCGTTAGGCCCATCTAGTTCGCCTTCATCCTGCCAATCATATTCTGGAAAAGCGTTTCTTAAACGCCTATCAATCTGCCGAAAGTATTCAGAGCTATTAGGCTGTATGCCCCTTTTGATCAACGCAGCGTGTGTTCCATACGCCAGGCTAGTCATCTCTTCATATCCCTCTTTCATAAACCAAGGATTCTTGTTTGCCCAGTCTTGCGCTTCTGGGTCTACCGTCCTGGGTTGTTGCTGTGCTACGTTCTGAACAGCCTGATCAGCAGCACGTTGCTGATAGAATTCCTGCTCTTGCTGCTGTCTTTGAGCTTGACTCTGCGCGAGATTATTTTCGTACCTCTCAGCTTCAGATAACTCAGCCTGCGCTCTGATCAGGTTTTCCTGAGAGGAAACAACACTGTCAGTGTCACCCTCTTCATAAGCCTTTTTATAGCTATTCCTTGCTTCCTGTAGCGCAAGCTCTGCTCTTTGTTTGATCTGTGAGACTAATGCTGCCTCACCTCTGTTGATAAGAGCTTCGTTTTCTTTGTTCTTCTGGTTAAGCTGTTCTGCAACTCTGACAGCCTCTTCGCGCATCTTTTCAGCAGCTTCACGCTTCCTGCGCTCTTCGTGCTGTTCGTAACGCAGCTTATTGATTCTTTTCTGAACCTTTTGGCTGTAGCCACTTAACTCTTCATCATCGATGTCGTCTGTATCGGTTGCGGTCTTCGGCGGTCTTCGGTCCTCTTCGATCCGATCATCCACGATTTCCAGCTCAAACTGGCCGTCTTCATCTACTGTCGGGGCAGACTTCTTACCAATCTGGGTTTTCACTCCGAAGAATTTTTCTTCTGCGGTGTGAGATTTTTGTTCATCAGACTCATACTGAGGTTCGCTCATATCTTCAACACTCCTCTTGGGTCTTCAACAACCGCTTCCACCGAGTCGTCATTGATAAGACGAAACTCTTTGCCATGAACCTTGAACCGAGTGCCAGAGTATGACCGCATCAAAATGAAGTCACCCTCCTTACACAAAGGTCCGCTAGGGAACCGGGCAGGGTCATTGTAAGCATCGGCTCCAAGCTTGAGAACCAAGCCGACAATAGACCCTACCTCTTCGTCATGCAGAGTTGTGGCGGCTTTTAATATGCCCCCCTCCGTCATCTCTTCTGGTTCCGGCAAAGCGATTAACAGTTTATAGCCTTTTGGCTCTGGCAACTGTGCAGCCTTGCGAGCCTCTTCGGACTCGTTGTTTGCGTCCATCGAAACAGATACTGCTCCGACTTCGCCTTTTGCTAATGCTTCAGACATTAGATTATTTCCTTGCACTGGAAAAAAGCGTCCAGAGTCGCTTGCGCTACTTGATGTAGCGTTAATCAGATTCAAAGCGTTCCTTCAAATCCAAGATTTCTCTCTCAGCTAAAGCTAAACCCTCAATCACACCACACAACTTAGTGTAATCACTGTAGTCCTTGCAAGCCCCACCGCTGATGTGATCAGCATATTCATTCATCTTACTACGCAGACCGTTTCTCAAGTAATCAAACACGTTGTCTGTGTTACTGCTCATCGAAAACCTCTTTAGCTATTTCGATACCAGCTTTCAAACCCGCTATCTGATCACTTGATTTACCCTCTGCTATCCTCGCAGCAAGCCGAGCTTCCTCAATATCAAGCTGCTGACGCAGCCTTTGTGCGTCCAAGCTCGCTCTAGCAGCAGCCTTTTGAGTATCAAGCTGCAATCTTCCCATTTCCGATTGCATACGCCTCTGAGCTTCCATCTCTTTTATTTCCAACTCTTTTTGCTGCATTTGCAGAATTGGATCGTTCATCTGCTCTTGTTGCGCTGCTTGTTGTTGCTCTTGCTGATTCTTGCCTGATAACTGTGCGGCAGCCAGACCGGCCAGCCTTGATATCCTAAACTCAATATCTTCTGGCAACGGCTCTGTTGGCCCTGGAAGCTCAAAACCAAGCTCCTTTTCTATTTCCATCCTGTACTGGAACGCCAAGTGTTCCTGTATATGCGCTGCCATAGACGCTCCGATAGCGTCTGCCATCGGGCTTTGCGCCACCAAGTCCATGATCTTGGGGTCTTGCATCGCAGACTGGTGGGTCTGTATATGAGCCTCATGGTCCTGATAGGCAAACGCTTTGACCGGCTTGTTATTGATAACATTCATGTTTTCGGTCACAGGATCGGTCGGCTGCTGGTCTTCATCAGTCGGAACAATCTTGTCTGCGTCCCGAATATTCAGTATTTCCAGCATTTGACGGTGCAAAAGCGGCATATCGTACATTTGAGGCGCTTGCTGGGCTAACTGCAAAGCCGACTGATACTGCATAATTCGTTGAGCCATCGTTCCAGAGTTAGGATCGCTCACTGGAATGATGTCAACCCGGTCATCGAAGTCAGAAGCCACCAATGGCTCCCTATCTTCGTCGTATGGGTACGATTCTGGCCCAAAATCATTCACTACTTGGGACAAAAGCCGCAACTCTACACGCATAGAGGCGTGTAACCGGGCCTGAACCGCACTCATTACCTTCATAGAGCGTTCTAAAATGGCTAATGTCGTACCAACCGGCGCTTCTGCGTTCATATCCGCCGCTTTTACGTCAGCAGCGGAGGCAAAACGCCGTCCTTCCTCTACAATATCGCCCATTAGCTGGTATAAAACTTGGCTTGGCTCTTTGTAAGGCAAGAAACTTATATTTTCTTGTATACTTCCACCAGGAACGTCCACATCTCGGAACTCTCCGGGCATGATTGGGGTATCATCACCCTTAATTCGCAACCCTCGGGCCTTCAATCCGCCCGGAAGATTAGCCAAAGTGCCTGCATCGACCAGTTGTCGGAGCAATGAGGTGGCAGATTTAGCCAAACCACCGATCATGTGCAGCAAACCGAACCCATAGAAACCCAAACCAGGCATATACTGGTAGTGAACGAAGTGCTGACGACGCATTTTGCGCTCATCATCTTCGTACCAGTTGCGCCGGATAGACAAAATCGTCCGAGAAGACTGCTCTATGGTCACGACATACGGTAATTGTATGCCAGTGTCCTCACCTTTTTGCTTATCCTCAAATCCTGGCAAGTCTAAATCAACGTGCATCTCTAACAGAACGTGCCGATAGTCGAGTTCGTAGCTTGTTGAGTCCCCAGTAAGCTCGTTGTATTTCTTTTCTATCTGATCGTAGTCAGGCGCAGCAGCCGGTATTTCTACGTCCGCATAAAAACCAGAGACCTGGAGCTTACGGACCTCATTCGCACTGCGTCTCATAACCTGAGTTGCTCTCTCGCAAGTATTCAGGTCAGAAGCGCCGTAGCTAACAACGAAATCTTCAGCCGGGACAAACATACTACAAGGCCGACCCATGTTAGGGTCGTAGTAGACTTTACGAAACGCAGAGCCAGCTAACGGTAAAGAAAACAACAGTCGCTCCGTTTCGGTGCGATACTCCGTCATTCGCTCAGTGAGCAGGTAATTCAGATAATCTTGAACACGGTTCGACTGCTCTTGCTTCTCAGCGGTGATCGTTCCGACTACAGCAGTTTTGGCTGGACCGGCAGCCGGGAAAAGCTCTTGTATCGACTGAGATTGAAATCTAATCACCGCCTCAGTCAATAGCGGATGGAATACACCGCAAGCGCCATCCCAAGGCGTTGTCCTGTCTTCGTGCTTCAAACCCAACAGATCAAGACCCCGAATGTAAGTCTTCTCCCAGTCTGCGCGACTCTCCTTGTCAGACTTGAACGATCCAATCAAATCCGCTGCAATCGATTGCAAATCAGAATCATCAATGTACTCAGCCAAGTTGGCATCGTGAGGAATCGCCCCTTCAGGAGTGAAATCAGGATCAAAATCAATGACCATTCCCCCATCTTCTGTCTCAATGGAAACAGCTTCTGGGTTCAGAATCTCAATCTCTAAATCCGGCTCTCCATTCTCACCAGCAGAAAAGATGCTTTCAGACGGAGACAGTGGGCGATCTATTGCCACTTATCCGTTCTTCGTAAACTTTTGTTTGCGAGCAGCGCCAGAACCCCTGGCTACAGTATTACCACCTTCTTTTTTACGGATCGCGGTCATGCCACCGTTAGCCATCATTTTGGTACTCATCTTGATTTTGCCACCCTGCTGCATCTTGCCCTTACCATCGGCAGCATAAAACGGAACCATCTGACCATCTTTCTCAACCATAGGGAGCTTGCCGCCAGCTTTATAACCCTTGGTCTTCATTTTGCCGCCCGCTTTATAACCCTTGGTCTTCATCTTGCCGCCGCCAGCCATACCTTTCGCTTTGGTTTTGCCGCCAGCTCGCATTTTGATACCACCCATGCCGCCAAGAAGACCACCCATAGTTCCACCTGCAAGACCACCAGCCGGTTGGCGTCTTCCACGGCCACCTCTTACTGGTGCTTGCGTTATAAATGCTTGCGATTGTTGGCCTCTGCCACCCATACCGCCAGCGCCACCTCTCAAGGTGTCTGCGTATTTCTCAATGCCACCCAGCAATCGGCCTGCGCCACGCCGACCTGCGCCTGGTTGAGCCATGCGGCCTCTACCTGCGCCTGCTTGAGTAACCATAGGGCCACCTGCTTGACTTTGCATTTGCTTTCTTGCCCGTCGATTCAAACTTTCAGCATCACCGCCAAGGAGACCACCCAAACCGCCAGCGCCACGGCCTTTACCGCCTCCAAATAGTGTTGCTGCCTGTCGAGCCAGGCGTTGTTGGCCTTGAGCAAATGTTCCTCTACCGCCTTGTTTTTTAGTGGCCGGTCTTCCGATAGCCCCAGTCCTACTACCGCCTTGCTTACCTCGTCTATTTACCATCGCTTACGTCCTCGCTTGCGTATAGATTATCGAATACCTGATTCACATCAAGTGTGTAGTCAAGGTCCGACTTACTGTAATGAATTTTTTGGGAGGGCTTAAAGTCCGGCGCTCCTTCTCCTGTTTCAAACCATGCAGGGTGCGTTACCCGAACCCTGTTGTTCGGCAAAGCGACGATATTACCCGTCCAGTTGCCTGCATCCAAAAGCTCCATCACATGAGACTGCTTGTGCTGGGCAGGCTCTCCCTCTTCATC